AAATACATTGCATACGATGTCATTTGTTCATGTACAGGGTCAGCATTATTCATAAACCAAGGGTTTTTATCTGACCAAGCTTGCATATCTGGATCAAGCTTTTGTTTTGTAACAGCAGGCTCTTGTATTGGAGGCAAGTTTTGTGATGCGTGTTGCATAACCATATTTGCATACTGACCTGCTTGCTGTTCTGCGATTGTAGCTTTAGCAATGTCTGCCTGTGCAGAACCTATTGCTTCAGAATCACCTTCATCATAAGCTTTAGTTAGTTTTTGTTGTGCAGAATTCAATGCCCATTGTGCATTATTTAATGCTTGCTTATTAAGAACATCACTTCCTTGGTTTACAAAACTATTAAGTCTTTGATTTTCTTGCATTAATTCTTTAAGTTGTGCAACCGCTTCTCTTTCTGCTCCTAAAGCCGCTTCTTTTGCTTTTCTTTCTGAGTCATACTGATTACGAACAGTATCAATTTCAGCACTAACTGATTCTTGTGGCTCACTTTCAGATTCAACTTCTAGCTTTTCTACAACAACATCTGGTTCTTGATTAACTAATTCAACTTCTGGTGCTTCAGAAACTACATCATTTTTTATACCAAAAAATTGATCTTGTATTGTTTCTTCTGCGTTACTATTTACTATATCGCTCATGCTCTAACCACTCCTGTAGGGTCTTCAACAACTGCTTCGACAGTGTCATCATTAATGATACGAAATTCTTTTCCATAAAGTTTTAAACGAGTACCTGAATATCCACGAAAAACAATCCAGTCTCCTTGCTTGCACCAAGGTCCACTAGGAAATCTTTTTTTATCTTGATAACAATCATTGCCCATTTTTAAAACATATCCACAAATATTAGAAACCTCTTCTTGATCTCTTGTTTGCTGTGCTTTAATAATACCACCATCAGTTTTTTCATCAGACTCTGGCATTGCAACTAATATTCGCCAACCCATAGGGTCTGGTAATTGGCTTTTATTCTTAGACTCTTCTATTGTTTTTATTGTTTCTTCTACTTGCATTATGAAATAAATTTCAATTAATCCGCCTTAATAAATTTTTCTACCCAATCTAAGGCTTCGCGTTCAGCTAAGGCTAACCCTTCAATAATACCAACCATTTTCTGATACTGTGCATAATCTTGACAAGCACCAGTTGATATATGATCTGCATGATCATTCATCATTTCACGCAACCTTCTTATTAAGAATTCTGAAAGTGATTGCTCTTTGATATCATTCTGACTCACGATCACTATCTTCTGTCATAGATTTAGTGATGTCAACAATTTTTTGCACCTGTTTTATCTCTAGTTCTTTATCTTTTCTAGTGCTATCTTGCATATCGCTTGCAATACGCTGTCCTATGCTTGCACCTGCAATTCGTTCTTGTGATTCAATTCGTTCTTTCTCAAGAGCATCTTTAGCTATAGCCTTCTGTGTTTCAAGCTGAATCTTAGCTTGATCAGTCATTGCCCTTCTTTGAACATCAGCTTCTTTAATTTCTAATTCTTTTTGTCTAGCTAAAATTAATGGGTCTTGCATTTGTTCTTGTATCCTTTCTTGCTCTATTTCCGCAGCGTGTTTTTGTGTAACTCTTTCCGCAGCTTGTACAACGAGTTTAGATAGTTCTTTCTCTAAGTCATTTGGCAACTCTTCACCAACTGGTGGAAGTTCAGTACCCAACTCATCTTCAATTTCTTTTCTGTATTGAAATGCTAAATGTTCTCTTACATGAGATTCCATTTCACCTTGTATCATTCCTGCTGCTGGACTTTGCTGTAACATTTGTGCAGTTTTTGGGTCTTGTAAAGCAGTCATATGAACAGTAATGTGTGCCTCATGGTCTTGGTATTCAAACGCTTGTGCGCCTTTACCATTAATAATATTCATATTTTCAGTAACAGGGTCTGTTGGCGGTATATCATCATCCATTGGTACTATTTTATCAGCATCATGTATTCCTAATGTATCAAGCATTTGTCTATGTAACTCAGGTAAATTATACATTTCAGGTGATTGCTGTGATAACTGCAATGCTGCTTGATACTGCATAATTCTTTGAGACATAGTAGCTGCATTAGGATCAGAAACTGGTAGTACATCTATACGATCATCAAAATCCTCAATCTTAATTTCTTGGTTAGCGTCAACAGTGTAAGGATATTCAGGTGATGTAAAGTCTTTAATAACACCAACTAATATTTCAAATTCTTTTTTCATAGTAGCATGAAGTCTTGCTTGTATAGCTGACATTACTTTCATACCGCGTTCTAGAATAGCTAAAGTAGTTCCAACAGGTGCTTGCTGATTCATATCACCAATTTTTAAATCAGAAAGACTGGCAAAGCGTCTACCCTCTTCTACAATATTGCCAAGCAATTGATATAAAGTAGCAGAAGGTTCTTTGTAAGGGAGGAATGTAATATTATCTCTAATTGCACCGCCCGGAACATCAACATCTCTAAACTCACCCGGCATTATAGGTGTATCATCGCCTTTAATCCTAAGTCCTCTAGCCTTTAAACCACCCGGAAGGTTAGATAAAGTACCTGCATCAACCAATTGTCTAAGTAAAGATGTAGCAGATTTTGCTAAACCACCTATTAAATGTATTAGTCCAAAGCCATAGAAACCAACTCCGGGCAAATACTGGTAATGAACAAAGTGCATTCTTCTTAAACGCGCCTCATCGTCTTCATAATAATTTCTATAAATACTTAGAATGATTCCACTTGGATAATCAATAGTAACTACATAAGGTAGTGCTATTCCTTGTTCGTCTTCAAAGTTAACTAAGTCTAGGTCTACTTGCATTTCTAACAGTGTGTGGCGATCATCATTGCTATAATTCTCGCTTGTACCCGTCATTTCATTGTATTTTCTAGTAATATCATTGATATTTGGAGAAGATTCAGGCAATTCTATATCTCTGTAGAACCCATTAACCTGCATCTTACGAATATCATTACTGTTCTTTTTCATTATTTGAGTGGCTCTTGCACAGGTTTGCAAATCGCTTGCACCATAACTTACAACAACATCCTCTGCTGGTACAAAAATACCGCAAGGTCTACCCAAATTAGAATCATAATAAACTTTACGAAAAGCTGAACCAGCTAATGGTAAAGAAAAAAGCATCTTTTCTGTTTCTGTACGATACTCAACCATCTCAGTGGTAAGTAAGTAGTTCATATAGTCTTGTACACGACTGGCTTGCTTTTCTTTTTCAGGAGTTGGTAAGCCAACAATCTTTGTTTGAACTGGTCCAGATGCTGGAAATATCTCTCCAATGGCTTGAGATTGAAAACGAATCACTGCCTCACTTAGCATAGGATGAAATACACCGCATGCACCAGCCCAAGGAGCAGTACGCTCTTCAATCTTTAATCCCATCTGATCTAAACCTTTAATATAGGTTTCTTCCCAATCAGAACGAGACTCTCTATCGGCTTCGTATTGAGCAATTAGTTCACTACCCAATGCTTGTAAATCATTTTCTTCAATGAAATTAACAAGGTTGGCATTAAAATCACCTTCGTCATCAGACTTTGAATTAGGATCAAAATCTATAATCATACCTCCGTCTTCGGTTTCAACAGATATAGACTCTGGATTTTCAATAGATAATGCTAAATCATCATCCTCAGTTTCTATCTCAATTTCATCCTCTAACTCTATCAAACCCTCTACAGGGGTTGCTGGACTTCGTTCTATAGCCAATTGTTTCTCCTAATAATAATCTGCGACTTTACCATGTTCTAATGGTTCATCTTCTTCATCTGAATACAGTGGTACAAAACCACCTTGTCTAAATCTTAACAAAGCTTGCGTGGTGCTATCAACTAAATCGTCATGTTCCATATTAGGAAACCCTGCAAACTCTTCTATTACATCTTCTGCCCATCTAGTCTGTGGACACCATACAATACCTGATGCAAATAAATCAGATACCGCATTTACTCTCGATATCTTATCATTACCTCTACTTGGAGTATATTCTGAAACCGGAATACCCAGCGCCCTTAATTCAAAAATCAAGGGTTGCCCTGCTGCTTTGGCTTCCACGATAAATGCGTCAGGACTATAGGCTTTATATTTTTCTAAAGCCCTACGCTTTAAGTCTGGAAACTCTAACCTTTCTTTATGGGCATCAAGCAGGATTAAGTTTGGAGCAATTTTTCCATCGTCTTTGTTCTCACGATAAAAAACTCCCCATGTTGTACAAGCTGAATAGTCAGCACGCTGGGTTTTTAAAAACGCTGTATCCCAACTTTGGATAACAAACTCACACTCAGGAGGCTCTAACCCTTCCCAAGTCTTCCACCACTCACGCTTAATTAGCGCTCCCTCTTCTGAGGTAGGGTCTTGTTGGTACTGAGCCGACCACTTTGATATAGGTAGTTCTGCTCTCAGTGCTTCTAATTCTTCTAAACTCCAATACTCTTCCCACAAGGGTCTACCCGATGGCAGTATTGCAGGAAGTTCCATAACTTCCCATTGGTCTGATCCAACTCTTTTTAAGCTAGAATTTATAATTTGACCAGTTAAATCTGTTTGATGCCATCTTGTCATAACAATAACAATCGCACCATTAGGTTGTAAACGCTGTCTTGGACCTGATGTATACCATTCAAAAGTCTTTTTAAACACAGAAGGATCAGCACTAGCACCCTCTTGCTCTGAGTGTGGATCATCAATGATTAATAGATCAGCACCCTTACCTGTAACCGCACCACCAACACCGATAGCAAAATACTCACCACCCTTGTTAGTGTTCCACCTACCAGCAGCTTTACTGTCTGCTTGTAGTGTTACATCAGGGAATGCAGTATTAAAATCTTTGCTATTAACTAAATTACGAACTTTACGACCAAAACCTACAGCAAGTTCGGATGTATGCGCTGTTTGAATTACCTTTTTATCTGGAAAGTTTCCTAAAAACCATGCAGGTAGGTAATGCGATGCAAACTCCGATTTAGTATGTCGAGGTGGCATGTTAATAATAATTCTTTTAAGTTCGCCCTTAGCAACTCTGTCAAACATATCAGCCATTCTTTGGTGATGTTCGCCTTCAATAAAGGCACTCCACATTGTTTTAACGAAAGGCATGAAGTTATCCTGACAAGACTGACGCATAACAGCTTTTTCTCTTTCTTCTAGAAGAGTAAGCAGTTCTTTCTTATCGCTACTGGATAAAGTATTAATATGGTTAGCCAGATAGTTATTTAGTGAACCATTCATAGTACATACTTAGTAAGTTTATAAATATACCAAGTTAGAAACTTAAAATTAAAACCTTATTAAGTATCTACTCACTAAGTATTTACTTATTAAGTATGTACTTAGTTAGCTATTGCTTGATTATACCATATATACCTACCTTCACATTGTGTGTCAACTAAAATATATATGCCCTCCGCATGAGACTCTACCCTTTTTCCTGAAAACACAAGGTCAACTGTGCATAATCTACATGCTTGCAAAATGCAATAGGGGGTAGGGTATGAAAGTTACTCTATGAATGAGCAGACCACTATGTATATATGATATGCGGGTAGTCGTTCCTTATTTTGGGGGGTGGGGTTACCCTAATATTGGTGGCTTTTGTTTTTGATATGGGGTCGGGTTGTAACAGCGTACTAATACATGATCTCCCTAGACAATCCTCCATATATTAGAACTTACATATATATATGACCTAGATAATCCTGACCTATATATATATATACCTCTCATCTAGTCATTACTCATTAGAGCCATTATCTTAGTCTCGATGTCCTCATCTATATCTTCCACACTTCGGTTGTCCTTAACCTCAATCTGGTCAGTGAAGAGTCCAATGGTCTTACCAATAAGTTCGAGGCTACGAATTCGGGATGAGTCAGAGGATGCCTCTAGTGATTCCTTATATAGCTGTGTCATGACATGATCTCTTAGCTTGACTGCTGATGACAGTGTACTTCGGTCTCTCTTCTCTAATGCAGTCTGAATGCTTAGTGCTATCTTAGGGTTAGTCATCAACTTACTAGCCTCAACTTCACACCACTTAGGAATGCCTCCTGTCTTTGTCAGAGTGACATCGTAAGCTTTGGCATAGCACTCCTTATAGGTCGTTATCTTTCCCTTCACTACAGCGTCTACAAATGCCCTCTGCTTGGGTGTCAGGATTGAGTCCTTCTTATCCACTAACTTCAGTTTAGGTTTACTCTTATCTTGGCTCGTTTTGTCGGTCATAAATTACTCCTTATATGTATCATCCCTAGGGGAATTATATTAACTGGTTTTAACCTTTTAGGTAATGCTAGACGATAGCTTGCATAAATGATTATCAATAGAGGTTGCATATAGTGACCAAGAGAGTAGTATTCTTAATGTGGGTTGGTCATCACGATAGCAATCGGCAGATTTGATCCACAACTGTGACC